ATGCATTAGGTAATGGAACAACAATAGCAGCTAATACTGGAACTTTAGCTTCAAATGCTTATCTTATATCTTCTTATCAATCTAATACACAAATAACATCAAGATTAAACACATATGCATTAGTTGCAAATGTTGGTGCTCTAGCTGCATTAGGAAACACTAACTCAGCAATAGCACAAAGAGCTCAAGTTGCGAATGTTGTAACACTTGCTGCACTTGCAAATACAAATAGTGCAATAGCAAAAAGAGCAGAAGTAGCTAACGTTGCTTCTTTAGCAGCTTTAGCTAATACAAATACAAGAATTAATCTAATCAATACAAATTTAACAACTACAAACACAGCAATAAGATTACTAATAAATGATAGAGCTCAAGTAGCTAACGTAGCAAGTCTAGCTGCATTAGCAAACACTAATTCAGGAATAGGAAATTTAAATACAAACTTGGTAGCTACTAATACAGCAATAAGATTATTAGTATCTGATAGATCTCAAGTTGCAAATGTATATTCAATATTCAGTAGTGGTAAAAGTTATTCAACAGTACCAAATTATGGTGCAGCAGTAACATATGATATCTCTGCAAATGGATCCTCAGCTTATATTGTTTCAAATATGGGTTTTGGTAAAGGTGGTGCTGCTTTTAATAATCCTGAACTTACAGTAAGAAATGAGTCTACAATTGCATTTGATCTAAATGGTTTGAACGGTGCTCATCCATTTCATATAAGAAGTGGATCATCTGGTACAAGTAATTTCTCAAATACGTTGATCCATGTTGCAACTGATGGTACAATAAGTACAGGAACTAGCGCTCAAGGAAAAAATACAGGTGTACTATATTGGCAAATACCACACGATATAGTTTCATCAGCAAGAAATTCCTATAATTATTATTGTTCTTCACATGCAGGAGCAATGTATGGCAATGTTAATATTAAAGACACTGGAGCAATTTAATGCCAGCAACTTCTACTAAGAGGCTATCTTATCATATAGCTGATCAGTTTAAGGAAAGTTTTAGTGAAGCAAGTCCTTCAAGATTATATTTGTTTGTAGGAAGAACTTCACCTTATGCTAACGACTCAGCAGCATCTACTCCAACAGATACAGTACAAAAACAAGACTACAACATTTATAAACAAATGTTAGCAGCAAAGAAAATTCAAGAGACAGATGTTACATATGCATTAGTAAGAAGAAACTGGTCTAATAATAATTTATATGCTGAATATACAAATACAACTTTAAATTCAACTTTATACAATAGTGCATTCTATGTTTATACTTCAGATAGAAATGTTTATAAATGTATCTTTAATAATAAAGGTGCTAACTCAACTGTTGAACCAACAGGAACAAGTACTGGTGTAACTTCAACATCAGATGGTTATCAATGGAAGTATATGTTTACTGTAAGTACAGCTGATGTTGGTAAGTTTGTAACTTCAGCTTACATTCCAGTTAAAGTTATAGCAGCTGATGATAGTTCAGGCCAGTTTGCAGTTCAAACAGCTGCAGTTGATGGTGCTATAGATGTCATAGATGTATCAGCAGGTGGATCAGGTTATTTACATAATAATGGATCCTTTCAAGCAGTTACTAATTCAACTTCAATGAGATTAGCGTCAACTGCAAGTGCAAACGATAGTGTTTATATTGGAAGTACATTATATCTCAATGGAGGTTTAGGTGCAGGTTTAATTAGAGAAGTTACAGCATATACAGGAGCTACAAGAACAGTTACAGTTAATACAGCTTTCTCAACTTCACCAAATACATCTTCAACTTATATTGTAAGTCCTAAGGTTTCTATATCTGGAGATGGTACAGGAGCAGCTGCATATTCAAATTGTACAACAGGTGGTAGTGCTGTGAACTATATCAATATGATTAGTACAGGAACAGGATATACAAATGCAACAGTAACCATATCAGCAAATACAAGTTTTGGATCCGGAGCAACTGGAGTTCCATATATTGGTCCTAGAGGTGGTCATGGTACTAATGCAAGAGAAGAATTAGGTGGTAGTTTTGTAATGGTAGCTTCAGAATTAAGTGGAAGTGAAGCCAACACAATACCACAAGAAAATGATATTAGAACTTTTGGAATTATAGCAGATCCAATACAAAGAAGTACAGGTGTTGCAGCTAATACAGGTAACTTTGATATGACAACAAGATTGACTTTAAGTGGTGCAACAGGAGACTTTTCTGCTGACGAATTAATTACTGGAGGTACAAGTGGTGCAACAGGTAATGTAGTTAGTTTTAGTAATACTAATGCAGCTAATTCAGCAGGTACGCTTAGAGTGATAAATATAACAGGAAGATTTCAGAATAATGAAACTATAACTGGATCAGTCTCGAGTAAGACAGCAACTATTCAACCTGCTTCAAATTCAGACTTGACTTTTTATAAAGGTAATGTACTATATACAGAGAACATTTTGAAATTGACAAGATCGGTAGATCAAATTGAGAATTTTAAGGTAATATTTAGTTTTTAGGATAATTTATGGCATATTCATCAGATGTTTCAAATACAGTATCAATATCAACAGACTTAAATGTTGATCCATATTATGACGATTATAATGAAGAGAAGAATTTTCATCAGATACTATTTCGTCCAGGCTTAGCAGTTCAAGCTAGAGAATTAACACAAATGCAAACTCTGTTACAAAGACAGACAAGCAGATTTGGATCTCATGTATTTCAAGAAGGTACTATTGTAACTGGTGGAGCTAAAACTTACAATGGTAATATTCCTTTTGTAAAGATTACAGACAAAGATAATGGTAACAATACAATTGTTATGTCTACATTAGTTGGTAAAACAATTACTGGAGGTACAACAGGTGTTACTGGTGAGATTATAGATGTATTGACAGGAGCTCAAACAGCTGCTAATACAAATACTTTATATTTAAAATATACTGGAAGTGGTACAGCTAAAACAACAAAAACATTTAGTGCAGGAGAAGTTTTAACTTTTGCAGGTGGATCCAATTCAACCTATACTAATGCTACAGTCTTGAGTTCAGCTAATACACCAACAGGTAATGGTATTTACTTTACTCTGAGTGATGCAATAGTTTATGCTAAAGGTCAATTTATAAGACATTCTAACTCTGGTATAGTAGTTGGAAGATATACACAAACACCAAGTAAGATTGTTGGTTTTAAAGTCAATGAAAGTATAGTAACAAGTAATACAGATACAACATTATTAGATCCAGCTCAAGGTGCTTATAACTATACAGCTCCAGGTGCAAATAGATTAAAATTAGCTACAGAATTACATACATTAAATTTAAGTAATAGTGGAGATGCTCCTGTATCAAATAATTTCTTTGCATTGTTTAGTGTAGATACAGGTCAAAGAATTCAAGAAGCAAAACAACCTTCTTATGCTGATCTAGCAAATGAACTAGCAAGAAGAACCTTCAAAGAAAGTGGTCACTATACAACCAGACCATTTAAATTTAATATTAGAGAAAATTTAATTGATGGTACTAACTTAGGTTTAAAAACTTCATCAGATGGTGGACAGGCTAATGTACTAAGTGTAGGTATTGAAGGTGGTCATGCTTTTGTTAAAGGTTTTGAATATGATTATGAAAACTTAGATACAATTTATATTGATGTTAACAAAGGAACTAACACACAAGTTTTTGAGTCTGTTTCAACTACTCCTAATTATGGACAGTTTGTAAAAGTAAAGGAAGTATCTGGTGTTTTTGATCCAACAAGTTTACCAACATTAAGTTTAAGAAGTGCAGCAGCAACTTCACATACAAGTAGAACATTTGATGCTACTGCAGCTCCTGGTTCACAAATAGGTACAGCAACATTAAGATCAATTAAACATGACTCAGGAAATACAGATGTATCAGGTGGTGTATTTAGATTATTTGTAGATGATATAAAAATGACTTCTGGTCATTTTGCAAATGTTAAATCTGTATTCATAGCAAACTCAGTTACAGGAACAAGTAAAAATTTCTTAGGTGATACAATATTATCAAGTGCTAATTCAACTTATCTTGGTAATGCCACATTAGAAGAACCAACATTCAATACTTTAGTATATGGGTTACCATTTAAAGGAATAAAAACTATAAGAGATGGATCCAATAGTGTTGAAACTTCATTCCAATTTAAAAAAGGTTTTGATCTAACGATAGCTACTGATGGAACAGCTTCAATAGCAACAGGTGACTCAAGTCATACATTTACTACTTCAGGAACATTAAGCGCTTCACAAAAAGATGAACTTGTTACAATTGTAGCTAAGAATAGAGTAGTAAGTACTCAGCTTGGAACAGTTTTAGCTAATAGTACTACAACAGCTGTGACTGGAACAGGAACAAAATTTAATTTATTAAAACCTGGTGATAGAATAAGATTAGGATCAACAAACATTTTTACAGTAAATGCTGTAACAAGTAATGTTGCATTATCTTTAACAACTACTCCAAGTGCAGCTCAAAATGTTGCAAGTGGTAATGCAATATCTAAAGTTATTGAAAGTGGTCAAGTTGTCGATATGTCTATGACAGGTACAACTGGTAATGGTGCAGATAGATCTATTGTAATAAATTCAACTACAACTGCAACATTAGATTTGAAAGAAGCATTTGATACTTCATTAGCAGCAAGAGCAATAGTTACTCTTAATAAAGTTAATGCTAGAGAAGCCTCTAAAACTTTATCAGCAAATGTATTTGTAAGAATTAATCCTAATACTCATTTCAATAAAACAACTAGTGGACCTTATCCATTAGGAGTAACAGATGGATTAAAAATTAGAAATATTTATATGTCAACATCTAATAGTGTTGTCGCTAATACAACTGGAACAACAGATGTAACTAATGATTATGTATTTGAAAGTGGACAAAAAGCTGGCTCATATGATATAGCACAAATAAGATTAAAGTCAACAGGTACAGCTCCAACTGGACAGCTACTTGTAAACTTCGATCACTTTAAACATAGTACTTCATTAGGTCAAGGTTATTTTAGTGTAGATAGTTATCCGGTAGATGATGATAAAGGTACAAATTCATTAACAAGTATTAAAACATTCCAAATTCCAACATATGTTAATCCACAAACTGGTGATGAATATAATTTAAGAAATAGTTTTGATATAAGACCTAACAAAGCTAACACAGCTAATCCAACAACAACAATATCTTCATCACCAATTAATCCAGCCAATTCAACAACATTTACAACTACTGGTGATGGACAATTCTTACCATTAAGTGGTAAAGTAATTACAAAAGATTTACAAATATATCTTGGTAGAACAGATAGATTAATATTAGATGAAGATGGAAGATTAACTATAAAAACTGGTATAGCAAGTGATAAAAAAGTACCTCCAATGGCTGCTTCAGATGTTATGACACTTGCATTTATTACTATACCTCCATATCCTTCTGTATCTCCATTTGTAGGAAAAGTTAACAGTAGAGAAGATCTTGCTGTGAGTATTAGACCAATAGATAACAGAAGATTTACTATGAGAGATATTGGTCAGATAGCTGAAAGAGTAAGTAGATTAGAATATTATACTTCTTTATCTTTATTAGAAAAAGATGCACAACAATTACAAATATTAGATACAGCTGGTTTAGATAGATTCAAAAATGGTATCTTAGTAGATAACTTTACTGGTCATGGTGTTGGTGAAGTAATCAATCCAGATTATAAAGCTGCTATAGATCCTAGAAAACAAATAATGAGACCTTCATTTGCAATTGAGTCCATTGATTACATTGCAAATACAGCTGGTACTAGTAATGTTATAAGAAGACCAAGAGATGTATTATTAAAAGTTAATTTTACAGGTGCAAACACAACTGATATAACATTTGATGAAACTGTATCAGGTGCAACTAGTGGAACTACAGGAAGATTAAAATATAATACTTCAGCTAATGGAGATATTTTATTATTAGAAAATGAAACAGGATCAGGATTTACAGTTGGTGAAACAATTAATGGTGCTACTTCTGGTTTATCAGCTACAGTTACAACTGTAACAAGACCTGATGTTGGACCTTTAGCAACATTAGACTATGATCATAACGACCTTGTAATTCAACCATTTAAATCAACAGAATTTAGAATATCTAGTGCAGAGTTTAGTGACTTTGTAGGTAAGATTGAATTAACACCAGACTTTGATAACTGGATTGACACTACTACAAAACCTGATTTAGTAATTAACCACGAAGGTAACTATGATAACTGGGTAGCTATGACTGATGCATGGGGTACTCAATGGAACGATTGGAATACAATTGTAGCTGGATCTATTACTTCAGAAGAATATATGTTAGAAGATTATGGTGACTATACTGAGTCAACAGCATTAAGTGGTGGTAGAACTCAAGTTGATACATATGAAAATAAAGCATTATTTGTTAATGAAACAGTTGAAGAAAGACAAACAAGAACTGGTATAAACATTAAAGCTAAACCTTTTGTTAATAAAGAAACATTAGGAAATAGAGTTGTAGATGTAGATATTATTCCTTATATTAGATCTAAAAGAATTGAATTTACTGCAAGAGGAATGAGACCCGCAACAAGAGTATTCCCATACTTTGATGATACTTTAGTTACAGCTCATTGTAAACCAACAGGTGGATCACTTGGAGGTAACTTAGTAACTGATGCTGGAGGATCTGTAAGTGGTGAATTTATAATTCCAAACAATTCAACTCTTAAATTTAGAGTTGGATCCAAACCGTTTACATTAAAAGATAATGCAACAGGATCAACAACAGATTATACAACTATAGCTTCTGCTACATTCCATGCTCAAGGGTTGTCTCAAATAGAACAAGAAACTATTACTTCAACAAGAGAACCAATCTTTGAGAAAGAAGAAATTGAAGAAACTAGAACAGTATTTCAAGATGTTGCTAGAGTTAGAATATCAAATGATCTTATATCTACAGTTATCAATAATCCAGCTCCTCCTTGTAGAAGAGGTTGTAGAAGATGTTTCTTAGCTGGTACTCCAATAACAATGGCAGATGGTTCAATTAAACATATCGAAGATTTAGTGTTAGGAGATACTGTAAAAGATGGTGGTTTAGTTGATGGTTTAGGATCATTCTTAGCTGAAGACATTTACGATTATCAAGGAATTTATGTTGCAGGATCACACGCAGTTAAAGAAAATGGTGAATGGAAACGAGTAGAAGATTCTGACTTAGGAAAACCACTAAATGATGGAGCTACTCATATAGTTTATACATTAGGTTGTGAGAATAAAAGAATTGATATTAACGGAATTACATTTACTGATTACTTTGAAACTGAACACCAAGATATGTTAATAAAAATGCAAGATGAGTTTCCATTTGAAGATATAGACTTTGGATCATATAATGAAGTGTATGAAAAAACTAGAATAGATACTTTAAATGGTAAGTTGACTCAATCAGGTTTTTATAGTACACTACAGTAATGACGCAGAATGAATGTTTTAAATTATTTGATAAACATTTTGATCAAATAAAACAAGAATATCTCAATCATAAAAATCAAACCAAGTTAGATCAACACGACTTTTCTGATGGTGCTGGAACTTATGTAAAAGGTGAATGGTATGCAATTGGAATAAGTTGTATGAATACTAAAGTTCAAAATAAAAAATTATATCCAACATTATATTCAATACTAGACAAATTTCCTTACAAAATGAACTGTGCTTTTATGGTTGTTGAACCTAATACAAGTATAGGAACACATAAAGATAAAGAAGGTGGTTGGAGATATCAGTTATGTATTGATGATGGAGGAGGCGTTGATAGTGGATTAGATTATTGTTTTGTTAATAAAGACGGATGGCCACAAACAGAAACACATATATTTAAAACAGGTAATTCAATTGTTATTCAACCTGGTATCATGCCACATAATGGTTGGAATAATAATAAAAATAAAAGAGTTACATTATTGCTTGACTTTTTTGATGAAAACTGTTATAGTAAAAAATTATATAATGAATATTATAGAAGATATGATAATGCATTTAAATTAGAACAACTGGTGAAAACATATGAAGAAAGAAAAGTTGCCTAAAGTATTAATTATTGGTCATACTAGAGGTATTGGTAAAGCAGTTTATAATTATTATAACAAAAAAGGTTATCAAGTAAAAGGTTTAAGTAGATCTAATGGTTTTAATTTAAGTGATCCAGAAAAATTTCATAGACACATTTATGCATATGATTGGATTATACTTAATGCATTTTATTATGACTCTCAGTACTTACTTCTTAAACATATAGTTAATCGTCATGTTAATAATAATAAAAAAGTTATAGTTGTAACAAGTACCTCAGGTACAGATGTATGTTTTGATAAAACAATTGAAGCCAATAGTTATAAAGAATATAGTAGACACAAGAAAAAATTAATTAGATATATTGAAAAAATACAACAACAAATTATTGATAAACCTTTAAAAATATTTGATGTTTGTCCTGATATTGTTGATACGCAGATGAGTAAACAATTGTGGTTAGACTCTAAAAAATTAAAACCTAATGAAGTTTCTAAAGCAATACAATATTGTTTAGAAAGTACTTTTAATATTAATAGAATTGTTATACAAAAAAAATGTTAAGTAATGAAGTAACTAAAAGTGGTAGACAAGAAGTATGTCTAAAAGAAATACAAGATAATTATAAAGAAATATATAATTGTTTTAAAAAACAAAAGAATAAAATATTCTTTACTGAAAGAGATTTTGAAGAGTCTCCTGATTATGAATATATTGATAACGTAACTAACTCTCATGTAAATTATACTGAGACTAGAGATAATTGGAAACTATTTCCTTTATATTATCATGGCGGAGTAAAAGTTCAACAAACAAAGCACTATCAAAAATTATATTCTATATTAGATAGTTTTCCTAATATAGCATCCTCTTGTATTATAGTTGTTAAACCAAATACACAAATAGGTAGACACAATGATTTAGAACCAGGATGGAGAGCTCATATAACTTTAGATAGTGGTGGTCCAGATACCGGTTTAATTTTTGAAGATAATGGTAAAAAAGTTGAACATTCTTTTACAGATGGATCCTTAAATATTATGCAACCTAAATTAAACTATCATAGTGGTTGGAATAAAAATTCAAAAGAAAGAGTAAATTTAGTTATAGATTTTTATAATGGAAGACATGCAAATGAAATGGAAATAAAAAAATACATTAAAGAATATAATGAAGTATTTTATGGATTAGATAATATGCATGATTTCTATGAAGCTAAAAGAATATTTGGCAGTCAATATATACAAACATTTGCACAGTTTTTAGAAGGTGAGTTAAAGTATGCTACTTAGACGTTGGGATAGAGAAAAGGATTATACAACATTAGTCAATTGGTGGTCTGAACATGACTTTGGAACAGTTCCTGTTGAATGTTTGCCTCCTCTTGGTTTAATGATTACAGATAAGATGGGTAATCCAGTTTGTGGTGGTGGTTTATATGTATGTGATGGTACAAAATTTGGATTTATGGAATGGGTCGTTGGTGATCCAAAAGCGTCTCCTAAATTATTACATAAGTGTTTAAAAATATTAATTGATGGATTAGTTCATTTAGCTAAAGAAGAAGGGTGTTTATTGCTGTATACAGTAACAGAGAACCCAGGTTTACATAAAAGATATGTAAAGTACCATGGTTTGTCTAAAGGAGAGAATAATGCAAGAACTTTTGTTAAAGATCTTACTGATGGTAGTTATGGACCTTTGTTATGGGCTAAAAGCCAAGAAGTACTGGACGAAGAACAAGATAATTCGTATAAATA